TTTTGTTCTCTCTTGATGATTTTATTATATCAAATCCGGCTTAGTCTGTCAAGTACTTTTTGCAAAAAAGTTTTTCTTTTTTTCTGTCATAATCTTTTTTGCTTTTATGTGTTCTTGTTCCTGTGTTGAAATCTACCCTTACCCTTGAAACATTATTTTTTGCCTTTACAGCTTTTTTGTTTGGGTTTTTAACTCCAATTGTTTTCATTTTTCTTTTCCTCTCTTTCTATAAATTATTATAACTGTTTTTTACTGTATTGTCAATAGCTTTTTCAATTAAAAATCTCGGAGCTTTTCCTTTTTCGTAGTATCTTCTAATCTGTCCCGGTCTGGCAATTTTCTTTGTTATCAGTCTGCCTTTTTTCACGTTGTAGATGTTTATAATTCCTGTACTTGTAATCTCGTGCATTTCTTCGCCCTGTTTACCTTCGAAGAAAACAACTTTTACAACTTTACCATAACCGATAACTTCTTTGATGACTCTTTCTCTTTCCTGTCTGTCCATCTGGTAGTGTCTACTCGTTGTCATCTTTTTGTTCTCCTTTCCTTTTCTGATTATAATATAGCACATCCGGAAAGGTTTGTCAACACTTTTTTCAAAAAAAATAGGACTTTTTTCAAAGTCCCATTTTCTCTCTTACTTTTGCAATTCTGTCAAGGTCAGGTTTCTTTTCTTCTTTAATATCTTCCATCACTTCTGTAAATTCAAACCCTTTTGTTTTCCAGAATTTCATTTCATCAAAAGAAGTGGTTTTTACGATTGTATCGTACTTATCTTTACCAACATAGACCAGTTTTCTCATTTTTTTATCTCCTTTTCTTTTTGTACCTTTATTCTATCATGTTTTGTTCTAATTGTCAAGCAGATTTTTTAAGTTTCTTATCTGTTCTGTTAGTTCTCTATCAATCTGATAATTAGCTGCTGTCCACCTGTCAACCATGTTATTCATGAATTTTCTGTTTTCAAGTTTTTCGATTTCTTCTCTAATTTTTTCTCTTGTCATTTTTTTGTTCTCCTTTTCTTTTTCTAATTGTATTATACAATAATTTTTCTATTTTGTCAAGTACTTTTCAAAAGTTATTTATTTAACAATCTTTGACCGGAACAAAAGAAAAGAGCCTTTCGGCTCTTTATTTTTTAGAATACTCCAAAACCATCCTCATCTTGTATGAAAAGCGAGCATCCGTCTGGGTCAGTGTGAGTAGAAACATATTCCATGCACTCTTCTAAAGTTCCTCGAAAAACTACAACTTCGTCTTCATCTCCAGTCCAATCATCTTCATAAGAGTAGGAAACTTCAACATCTTCATCGTAATAAAAAACTTCATACATCATCTTTTTATCTCCTTTTCTTGTGTGTTCTTGTCTCTTTCTGATTATAGTATACCACATTATCCGGAAAAGTCAATACCTTTTTTCAAAAAAAAATAAAAGTTATTTTTTTAACAATCTTTTGGCGATAAAAAAAAGAGCCTTTCGGCTCTTTATTCTACTACTGTAAAACCATCAGGTTCTACGATGAAAAGTTCATCAGCTGCTTCTGTTTCAAATTCGTCTTCGGCTTCTTCGTAAGCTTCCTGAATGTAGTTCTGGCATTCTTCAAGAGTTCCAGTGAAAAGAGTTGCATCGTCCTGAGTGGCTTCATCGAAATACTGAACTGTGTACATCATCATTTTTTTATCTCCTTTTCTTGTGTGTGTTCTTGTCTCTTTCTGATTATATCTTAGCACATCCGGTTTCTTTTGTCAAGAGGTTTTTTGAATTTTTTTTAATTCTTTTTGAACTATCTGTCTTTCAGAAAAGCAACCGGCGCTTGGCTCGTCCGCCCTCCCTATTCGATTGTGTTGTTCTTTCCTCTTTCTGATTATAGTATAGCACAAACCGGAAAAAAGTCAATAGTTTTTTCAAAAAAATAATGCACAAATTCAGGACAAAAAATGCCCTAAAATTTGTGCAAATTTCCGCTTGACAAACTGGCCTCCCGTGTGGTAAAATTTTTCGGCACTGGACGACCATGCTTGAAAGTCGCGGCGACCGGTCAATCCCCGCAGACCCAGATTGTTAAATTTTTAACAAGCCGTGCCCTGTAGAAACTTAAGGCCAGTCTAATCTTCCTTAGACTGGCCCGCCGCGCTTATTTATGTGTTCTCCAATATTTTATATATTCACTTTGGTATTCTTTTGCATTTTCTCTTGAGGTAATAAACACCTTACAATTTGGATATTTCTGTTTTATCTCTTCTCGGTACTCTCTCATCTTTTCAAAATTAGAAGTTTGTTTTCCGTAAATGTGACAACTAAACTGGTCATTATTATTATCTAATCTAACAAGTGCAAAGATTGTATTTTTTTTCTTCATTTTCTTTTTCTCCTCTCTCTTGATGATTTAATTCTATCACAATCCGGTTTAATTGTCAACTGTTTTTTTCAACTTTCCATTAATTTTTGATACAATGATGTAAGTATTCTTGCTTCGAACCAATCATGAGTTTTATTAAACTCTTTTTCTACTTCTTCACATTTCTTACAAAAAGCAATAGTTTCTTTAGCTTCAAAACCGTATTTTTTAATTATTTTATCCATCTTTTCTTCAAACATTTTATTTCTCTCCTTTTCTCTTTCTATTATCACTTTATCACATTTACTTACTTTTGTCAAGTCTTACTTTCAAAATAAAATCATCTTTTAATTCTTTTGTGTTGTTTGTGTTCATCAACAAACAAACCTTTTGTCCGAGATGATAACCCTCGCCTCTCCCGAGTTCCCATCCCCAGACGTTTCCTTCCCCATCCCGAAAGTACGCAACATTATTTGCAAGACATTCTACTTCGCATTCTCTTGTGATAGTATTATCAATGAATGTTAAAGCAGTATTAATTCCTACAAGAGCAGTAACAAGCAAAAGCATTGTAATAATAAACTTAACCCCTTTCATTTTCTCTCCCCTTTCTTTTGAAGTTCTTTCCACAAAGTATAGTTTCTTGCTTTTATCTTTTTATATCCGTATCCAAGGAGCTGTTTACCTGTCCATCCCCTCTGCAAGCAAATCTTCCTCATTGCTGTCAGCTTACATTCTTTTACATGTTCTCTGAACCAGTCAACACTTTCTACTTCTATCAATGTGCTTATTGGTTTGTATTTATTGTTTACATCAAACAATGTTATTTGAATAACAATGTTATTATTGTCCTTTGTTTGTTTGTTTGTTCTCTCTTTCATCATTCTCTCTTCCTCTCTTCTCTTCTCTTGTGTCTTTGGTTCAAAGGTTTTATTTATTATTCATCTTACATAAATAATAACATAATTTTTTTATTTTGTCAATAAGTAATGTTATTAAATAAATGTTACATTTTCCTAACGAAAATGTTCGTTAAATTTTTGTCAATCTCTGTGCTGTAGTGAGTTAAACAAAAGAAAGAACATTGTTAAATTCTTAACAAAGTGTGCCGTGTTGAACGTTAGTTAAATGTATCTAACTCTGGTTAGATGTATTGAATAGAAGTTAAATGTATCTAACTAAAGCTTCTGTAGTTTGTTAAATTTTTGTCAATCGCTGCCCTTGAGCCGGTTAAGCAAAATACGTCTTGTGCGATGGAATGCGAAATTTAGGAATTTTGGTTTGTGAATTTTTTAACAGATTTGCTTGTGAAAATTTTAACAGACTCGCGAAAATGAAAAAATCGCAGCGTTTGGAAGGAAAACGCTGCGACGACAATTTGATGGGAAGGCATGTTTAGGAGGGTCTTTTTTCTGCGCGGCGCGACTACGCAGCATTAACTAGGGGGCATACCTTATGGGATTTTGCTAGTGATTTTCTGAAAATGATGTGCGCTCGACATTCCCAGTACCAAGTTATTTTTTAAAAACAATTTACAATAAATTTCCCAAATCCTATTTAAAAAACAATTCTTATTAAACATGCACACCCTGCTATAAAATTAATCAATCATTGATATTATTGCCTGAATAGTTTTAGCTGTAGGAGAAGCTATCCAGCCAGTTAAATTAACAACAGAAAAACTTAAAAGTATAACAAAAATAACTCCTACTATAATAGCACATATCGTCATGAAGACATATTCTTCTTTATCATAATCTTCTTCCTTACAGCATTTCCAACCTTTTTTGAAAATTTTATACATAACAATAGAAACAATAGTACAAATAATTATTACTACAATATCCTCAGCAATATTTGCCTTTGCCATTTCTGGAATAAGATTTTGTAAAGTTGTTCCAAATTTTGCACATAAATTATCAATAATACTATTTACCTCTTCAGCCATTCAGGTTTCTCTCCTTCCCACATTTCATTAATCATATCATCAAAATAAATATATTTCTCTTTACCAGAATCAGTTCTCATTGTATATCTAATAATCATCCCTGTATCTGGATCTACTAAATCCAATTCTTTAATCCTACGCCAAGTTTCTACTATCATCTTCTTTAATGCGGCGGCCCTTAACTTAGAAGGGCATGCCCTTAACCTTTCCGCGATTCATCTAAGTATTGCTGCTATCACAAGTGCAAAAGAAATAAATAATCCTGCTGCAGCTATTCCATCACCTATACTCATTTCTTTTCCTTAAATCTTTGCACCATCAGCAAGTGCTACTCTATCTCCAATACCAAGCTGTCTAGACATTTTATTAAATTCATATCTCTTTCTTCTATTGTCATTACAGATACTTTTGTTCTTATTCACCCATCCAGCTTTGCTTCTATGACTACGAATTTCATGCGTTTTTCTACAACTCATATTTAATACTTACCTTTCTTTACCCTTTTACCATAATCTCTTTTCTTTGTTTTTGGAAATAAAATTTCATATAATCCTCTAGTCGCTATCTTCTTAGGAGAAGGTAGAGGTTTCTTTGGTATTTTAATACTCATAACCTTTTTTCTCCTTATAATAAACAATATCTCCAAAATGTTCTTTATTATTCCATGCTTTAGAAAAAGCTATAGCTTGTTTTTCATAGGAAATACATTTAAAAGGACATTTTAATTTATCTTTAACTCTACTATTTTCAAGGTCGTAATTTTCACAGAATCTACAGCTGGGCGTAGGCGGAATTACATACCATTTTTTATTATCTTTGTTTAGACGACAATGGCAGTTTCGAAGTGAAACAATTTTATCGCAGATTTCATATGCGAGCAGAAGCTCATTGTCGTCGAGCTCTTCAAATGCGCGGACCCATTTAGCTGAATCGCGTTCGTTCTTTGTTATCATACGTTCAATATCTCCATGCGCTTGGGCAAAAGTAGTTAATCGTGTTTAAGGGTTTTTCTTATATAATATATAGACTTTTAAAGTCCGCTTCCTATCATGTAACCCGCCATAATTCCTAAAATTGCAACTGCGACTATACCAATTATAAATATCATAACTTTATTACACTACCTCTCTTTCCTGCCATCTTATATCTCATAAAAGCATTGTTAATTAAGGGATTACCGTCTAAAATAAAAATTGCATAATCTGCGCTAAAAATTAGTCGGTCTACAAGTTGGTCTGTCGTTTTTGCGTGGATATATAGAGTCGGCGCACCATTTATTCTTGCCCATTTTTCACCGAGTGTTTCTTCATTACTTTTTCTTCCCTCTATATATCCACATAAGATATAAAACAAATAACACCCAGAGGTTTCTATCAGCTAATTAAGCTTATTATCTAACAAACGGTAATTAAGGGCACCGGTCGCCGCGATTATTGCTACTTTCATTTCTCTTGATTAAAAAATAAATTCATTTGGTTCAATCCAAATATGCCAAATTAAACTTTGACCTGCCTTAAAAGTACCAAGAAAAGTATAATAACTTATCTTCTCCTCTTGTTCCTCTGATAAATCACCGCCTGTTCCACACCATAGGACTTCCCTTTTTACCATTTCTGTTTCTTCTTTGTCTACTATTGCGTATATGTAGATTTCATACATATCTTCGCAACGAGCAGAAAAAACATTTGCTTCTTTTGGAAGTTCTACATAAACTTCTTTTGTGTTTATATCAAGTTTAACAGGATATTTATAAATAACAGACATAATTTATTACCTCTTTTTTATTTTATAATTTATTATATCATATTTTTTTATTTTTGTAAAGATTACTACTTTAGTTTCTGTTGACTTGATGAAAATTTTTTGGTATAATGTAGTTAATGGAATTGATATGAAAGGAGATTTCAATGCAAACAGATTTAAAAGACGCGGCGGCCGCTCAAGCGGGGAATTAGACTGGTTCTGAAGAAGTTATCAGATTGGATTACTCTATTGAGGACCCAGAAGAACGCGTGAAGCTAGTAGAAAAAATAATTGAAAACACTCCTCAAAGTAAATTGACAAATAGATATTTAGAAATTCTCGCCAATTATATTATATTTGCGATGAGTAAAAAAGAAAAAAAATAGAAAACAATTAATACAGATAATAGGATGGTGACAATAAACAGACGAGAAACTTCTTTTTAGGGATTAGTAGATAAATTTGAAAATGGTGAAGATGGCATTTATAATATGATTATAAATGATAAAAATGTTCTACTTACTCCTAAATATCAAATTACGCCAGAGGATATTGAAAACATTCCTGCTTTAAAACAATTAAGAGAAGAGATATAGAAAGTTGAATAGCAGGAAAAGAAAGCAAGAGGAAAAAAGAAATTTCTTCTTAAAAAACAGATTATTTAGATGAGACAGGACCAATATGTAATAAAAAGTGCTTATCGTCCTGTTACGTATAGTCTTAACCTTATTCGTAGTATTCCCACTCTTGATTTAACAGACCATATTGAGATAAACGAGAAAGGTGATGTGGTTAATAAAGGACTTATTTCTTTATTTAACCCTACTCATGTTTCTATTTTGTTATGCAATTATTCAAAAATAAAGGAAAGTTGCTGGGATAGATTCAATTCTGATATTTACTATCTTATGATTGTTTTAGAAGATGCTATAGATACTATTTTTAAAGAAGAATATCCTATGTTATATGATATTATTATTTATAAAATAGATGGAAAATCTAATATAGATATACAGAATCTACTTTTAGCAACTTACGGAACTACTCATTCTGTTGAATATCTCTCATCCTTATGGAGAAAGAAAATTCCTAAGATGATTGCAGAGTATATGGAAAAAGAATAGTTGATTTGGTATTATACAACAGTAGAAAAAGGAAAATGGAAAAGATGTTCTCGGTGTGGACAAATTAAGTTAGCACATAATAAATTTTTTTCTAAAAACAATACTGCAAAGGACGGATTTTATTCTATTTGTAAAGAATGTAGAAATGCAAAAACAAAAGAGAAAAAGGAGAATAAAAAATAATGTCAAAATTAACATGTGCAAAATGTGGTCGTACAAAAGAATAGACTATGTTTTATACATATAAAGATGGTACTAAACCAAAGTTATGTAAAGATTGTACGCTTATGCATGTTGACATTTGGGACCCTAATACTTTTGTATGGCTTTTAGAAGAATATGATGTTCCTTGGCTTCCTTGGGAATGGGATAGTTTAAGAGAAAAGGCTTATGCTAAAGACCCAACTAAGAAGAATAATACTACTGTTTTTGGTAAATATCTATCTAAAATGAAACTTAAACAGTTTAAAGATAAAGGTTGGGCAGATACATAGGAACTTCAAAAATAGCATGAACTCGCGGCGGCCGCTCAAGCGGAATAGGACAAGACCCTTCAGGAAATGTATGCAGACCAATTTGAACGTGGCTAGATTACTGAAGCCCAGTACCGAACCCTTGTGAAGGCAGATATCCAGCGTCAGCGGGATAAACCGACGCCCGCGGATTATTAGCCTATTGGAAAAAATAATCTTTATAATGAGAAGAATTTTATGCCTGAATAGGAAATACCTGATTTAGCTTAGGATTTAACAGAAGAAGATAGAAAAATGCTCGTTATGAAATGGGGAAGATATTATACTCCTCAAGAATGGGTGTAGCTTGAAACTTTTTATAATGATATGATGAACTCTTTTGATATTCAAGATGCTGATACTCGTTCTACTCTTATTCTTATTTGCAAAAATAATCTTAAAATGAATCAGGCTATTGACCAAGGAGACCTTGAAGGGTATCAGAAACTCGCTAGAGTTTCCGATACTTTGCGGAAATCCGCAAAGTTTACAGCTGCACAAAACAAAGAGAAAACAAGTGAGTTTATAGATTCGGTTGGCTAGCTTGTTGATTATTGTTAGAAACATGGTGGAGAAATACCACAGTTTAAGCAGTAGACTGATTTAGATATAGTTGATACTATTATTAAAGATTTAAAAGAGTATAATAAATCTTTAGTTCTTGAAGACCCTGCTTTAAAACGTGAAATTGAAGATTATTTAAAGAAACTTAAAAATAATGAACAACAGAAGCAAGATAAAAAAGAAGCTAAAGAAAAAGGGTTGGATTATGTTTAGATAACAGATTAGGATATTCAGGCGTATAACAATTAGATACAAAAACAAAAGGAGAGTGATTTGATTGAGTCTTCAAGCACTCCTTTAGCTTAGTAGTGAGAAGGATAAAAAACAAGGTATTTCGTAGGAGAGGTTAAATAATAATTTAGAGTAGATTAGAAATTTAATTTCTTTTTTCAAATGGTATCCAGACCTTTTTGTTGACTTTGTAAAAGGACCTGAGAGTACGTTTAAGTTTTTATTTTACCAAAGAGTTTTTCTTCGTGTAGTAATGAGACATAGGTTTGTTTATGCAACTTTCCCTCGTGCATACTCTAAATCTTTTCTTTCCGTTATGGCATTAATGTTAAGATGCACATTTTATCCAAATAGTCATTTATTTGTTACAACTGGTGGTAAAGAGCAGGCCGCAAGTATTACAATGGCTAAAGTTGAATAGATTTGTCATCTCTTGCCTGTTTTAGAGAAAGAAATAAACTGGGAAAGAGGAAAAACTACAAAAGGTAGAGATAATGTTCGTTATGTTTGGAAAAATGGTTCTACTCTTGATATTCTTACTGCAAGTGAAAAGTCAAGAGGACAACGTAGAACCGGTGGTTTGATGGAATAGTGTGTTCTTATTGATGGACAGATTCTTAATGAAGTTATTATTCCTACTACAAACGTTGATAGAATACTTTCAGATGGAACAAGACATCCTAAGGAATTAATAAATAAATCTCAAATCTATATCACTACAGCTGGATGGAAAAATACGTTTGCTTATGATAAACTTATAGAAATGCTTGTGCAGAGTATTATAAATCCAGATGAAACAATGATAATGGGCGGAACGTATGAAACGCCTATTAAAGAAGGTCTTTTAAATGAAGACTTCGTAGACCAATTAAAACTTTCTGGCACATTTAACTAGGATTCTTTTGATAGATAGTATAGAAGTATATGGTCTGGTGATGCAGAAAATGCTTTCTTCTCTGGAGATAAATTCGACAAGCATAGAACACTTCTTCAGCCTGAATACGAGTATTCTGGTCGTTCTTCTAAGTCAGCTTATTATGTAATTGGTGTTGACGTTGGTAGAATTAAGTGTACAACAGAAGCTTGTGTATTTAAAGTTACACCACAGCCGCAGGGTGCTGCTCTTAAGAGTTTAGTTAATATTTATACATATGAAGCTTAGGATTTTGAGGAACAGAGTGTAAAACTTAAAAAATTGTATTATAAATATAAAGCTCGCGTTCTTTCTGTTGATGCTAACGGTCTTGGTGTTGGTTTGATTGATTTTATGACAAAAGCACAGATAGACCCTTAGACAGGAGATGAACTTCCACCTTTTGGTGTTGAAGGCGGTACTGCTCAAGATACTGTTGACCTTTATAAAAAGGTAAAAGGACCAGAAGTAGAATAGAACGCTTTATATCTTGTAAAAGCTAATGCTCCTATAAACACAGAAGCTTATACCTATGCTAAAACTCAACTTTCTTCTGGAAGAATAAAAATGCTTATTGATGAATCTCAAGCTAGAGTTAAGTTAATGGGAACAAAAGTTGGACAGAATATGAGTCCTGACCAGAGGAATGATTATCTTATGCCTTTTGTTCTTACAGATGCACTTAAAGCACAAACATTAAATCTTGTTGAAGAGAATGAGGGTGTTAATATTATTTTAAAACAATCTTCTAGAAGTATTAATAAGGATAAATTTTCTGCTTTTATTTATGGATTATATTATATAAAACAAGAAGAAGATAGAAAAAAGAGAAGAAAAGGATTTAACATTGGGGACTTAATGTTTTTTTCTTAAAAGGACAAAATAAATAAAAAAATATTAGCCTTTTTTAAAATAGTATTAGTTAAGAAAAGGAGAAAGACTATGAGAGCTTCTTATGGATAGATAAAAATAGAAGATATACTCACTTAGGCAGGATTAAATTTTGAAGAAGAATATAGTTTTAAAGATTTGGTAAGTTCTAGTGGTCATCCTTTACGTTTCGATTTTGCTGTCTTTGATGATGATGGGGATATTGATTTTTTGATTTAGTATCAAGGTATTCAACATTATAAACCAAAACCTAAATTTGGTGGTATGACAGGATTAAAGAAACAACAGTTTTTTGATATGAAAAAAAGGTAGTATTGTGCTAAACATAATATTACCTTAATATTAATTCCATATTGGGATGAAGATATAATTACATATGATTATATTATGAAACTTGCAGGTTATTAATATTTAAGAGGGTGTCTTATGAAAGATAGAATGGCAAGAATAAAAGAAAAAGGTTTTCAAATGACCTTCGCCACTGACACCGACGAGAGATATGTTCCAACTGATTTTGGAAAGATAAAAGTTGGATTAAAAACTTTGGATGATGCTATCATATCATATGGCACTGTAAATAAAGTTAATCCAAGATTAGGAACAAAAGATAATGTTTTAAAAGCTATGAATAATGGAGATTTGGAATAGATGAGGTCTATTTCAAATTACTTTTATAAAATTAGTGGTATTTATGGTAGATTGTGTCGCTATATGGCATATTTATATAAATATGATTGGTTTGTAACTCCATATATTGAATAGTGTATTGGATTATTAGATACTAATGCAGGATTATATGATACGACAGAAAATTAGGCTACTGATGAAAAAACTAGAAAAAAGCAATTTACAAACTTTTTTAGGATTTTAAAATTTTTAGATGAGTTTGAAATAAAACGTTTTTGTGGAAAGATAGCATTAAAAGTGATTAGAAATGGTTGCTTCTATGGTTATTTAATTTCTAACAATGGTAAGGTGGTAGTTCAGTAGTTATTGCCTAATTATTGCAGGTCTAGATTTTAGGTAAATAATCGTCCTGCGGTTGAATTTGATATGAGATTCTTTGATAGTTATTATAAAGATACCTAGGAAAGAATGAGAGTATTAAATTTATTTCCCAAAGAATTTAAGAAAGGCTATGAATTATATAAGAAAAAGAAATTACCAAAAGCTTTTCCAGGAGATTCTGGAAGTTGGTATTTATTAGATTATCGTTGCACTGTAAAGTTTAATTTAAATGATAATGATTATCCACCTTTCTTATCGGTTATTCCTTATATAATTGATTTAGATGCTGCTCAAGATTTAGATAAAAAAAGAATGGCTCAAAAACTTTTGAAAATTATTATTCAAAAGATGCCTTTAGATAAGAATGGAGATTTAGTTTTTGACATAGATGAAGCTCAGCAATTACATAATAATGCTGTAAGAATGTTAGGTAAAGCAATAGGTATTGATGTTCTTACTACATTTGCAGATGTTGATGTTGCAGATATGGCTGATAAAGGAAATCAATCTAATATAGATGAGTTAGAGAAAGTAGAAAGAACTGTGTATAATGAGGCTGGTGTTTCACAAATGCAGTTCAATAGTGATAGTAATACTGCTTTAAATAATTCTATATTAAATGATGAATCTTCTATGTATGATTTGTTGTTACAGTTTGAGTCATTTTTAAATTTATTAATATAGCCTTTTAATAAATCTCCAAAGAAATGTTATTATAAAGCACAATTCTTAAATACTACTATCTATAATTATAAAGAAGTATCTAAGCTTTATAAAGAACAAATGCAGGTTGGTTTCTCTAAGATGTTACCTCAAGTTGCACTTGGACAGACTCAAAGTTCTATATTAGCTAATGCTTACTTTGAAAATGATATTCTTGATTTGGTACGTGTATTTATTCCTCCGATGATGAGTAGTACAATGAACGCGGAAGCACTC